TACTAGAATTAATGGCAACCGACAAATGGAGTGAACCAATAGAAGAAATAGTATAATAATGATATCTACAATAGCCACAAATAGCCCACTTGAGATAAATATACCTACAGACCCTGTATTTAAAATGAGTATTGATACTACTCAAGCAGGCAGTGCTTCAGATACTTTTATTATTCCATTACAAAATGGAGCTACTAATATGACTGTATATTGGGGAGACGGTAATTCAGATTTAATAACAGCATATAATCAAGCTGAATTAACGCACGTATATTCTTCAAGTGGAAGCTATCAAATATCTTTAGATGGTTCATTTGAAGGTATTAGATTTGCTAATTCTGGAGATAAATTAAAAGTTTTATCTATTGACCAATGGGGTGGAAACGAGTGGAAAGCTTTTAATTCTGCTTTTGCTGGATGCTCTAATATGATTGCAGCTTATTCTGATACTCCTAATTCTTCTAGTGTCACCAACTGTAATTCAATGTTTGAGTCTTGTACGTTATTTAATGGTTTAGTTAATTTTGATATGTCAAACGTAACAAGCACATTCAGAATGCTCAAGAAATGTACAAACTTTAATAACGATAATCAACCTATTGACTGGACAATACCAAACCTTGGAAACTTAGGATTACAACAAACTTTTAGTGATTGTACTAATTTTAACCAACCTGTTAATGTTGTGAGTGGGCCAAATCTAAGTTTGTATCAGCTATTTTACAAATGTACTAACTTCAATAGCCCAGTTACATTAAGTAATACATCTTCAGTAACAACAACTTATGGAATGTTCTACCAATGTTATAGTTTTAATCAACCAATAACTTTAGATACTACAAGTGTTGTTTCTATGGAGTTTATGTTTTATCAATGTTCCAGTTTTAACAGTTTAATTACTTTTAATGACACTTCTCAAGTTCAGAAATTTACGTCAATGTTTAATGGTTGCACAAATTTTAATCAAGATATTAGCAGTTGGTCAATTACAAGTCTCAACTCATTCTCTTCATCAAGTGCAATCCAAATGTTACGTTCAACAGCATTTTCAACAACAAACTATGATTTACTATTATTGGCTTGGGATTCTTATAACACTTCTGGTAGCTACTTAACTTTTACACCTTCACAATATTCAGCAGGTGCTCCAGCAACAGCAAGAGCTAATATGATCAGTAGAGGTTGGACAATAACAGATGGTGGACAAGCTTAAATAAAAAAAATAAAAAATTATGAGTGAAAGAAATCAACCAATAATATCAGGCATAGAAGGTACAGTAACAATACACTCAGATGTAGATGCTACTACCTCTGCTATATTATTAAATAATTGGACAGCAAATGTTGCTCCAACAGTAACTGATGATTCTAATGCAGGTTATGCAATAGGTTCTGAATGGACAGATCTTACAGCAGATAAGTCATATAAATTAGTTGATGCTACAGTAGGAGCTGCTGTTTGGAAAGAAATAACTGCTGCCGGTGGAGGTGGTGGAGATGTAGCTACTGATCCAATATGGGATGTAGAAGGAGATTTAGTAGTAGCAACTGGGAATGATGCAGCTACAAGAATACCTATAGGAAGTGCTGGTACATTTTTAAGAAGTGATGCAACAACTGCAGATTGGAGTACAACATCATTTCCTAATTCTGCAGGAACTGGAGATTTAATTGTTGCAACTAGTGCAAATAATTATGATAATTTAAATCCAGGTGCAGCAGGAGATGTATTAACATCTAATGGGGCTGGTGTACAACCAAGTTATCAAACACCTTTACCTAATGTATTTACCCCCACTATAAACTCAACTAAAATGGTTGAGGTATCTCAAGAGTCAGACTTTGGTACTGCTGTTGGTGGAGTTATAATTTTAACGGGAAATACAACATATTTTATAAGAGGAGAAGTAAATTGCACTAATAGACTATTAATTCCAAACGCGGGTACAGCTATCATAGGATGGAATAGAGATGAGGATAGCTTAAATTTTACAGGTGGAGCTGGTGTTGGTGACTTTATAACTATTACCGAACAAAGCTTTGAAATAGCAAATATAAAATTATCTTCCACTAATAATACAGGAGGTACAGTTTTATTAAGAGCAGTTAATTACAACCAGCCAGATTACAATGCAGGAAGAAATAAGGTGTTAACTATTATTAACTGTCAATTTAGAAACTGTTTTGACGTTTGGTTTATAGAAGGTTTTGACTTGGTTGATATTCAGAATACTTTAGTTTGGTATGTTCAAGCTACTACTATTGGTTGTCAATTTAAGAATGTTTCTAAATTACAAATCAGTTCTTGTGAATATGTAAGATGGTTTGATGAAACAAGCATACCTACGCCTTCTGGTTATGCAACTACTTCAATGGTTGCATTACTTGACAATGCAGGTGGCAGTGGATTTGGTGCTATTAATATAAGCGGTTGTGTTATTCATCCTCAACAGACACAAGATGGCATAAACATAAGTGATTTGGCTACTATTGGATTTGGAACTATTGCTTCAAATACAGGAATAGACATTGGATTAACAACGGGTGTTGTAGCTAACTTTGATTATGATATTCAGAACTCCACTATAGTACAAGCAAATCAAGGTATTCAAAATGGTAATGCTAAAGGTATATTATCATTAACAGATAACATAGTATTATTAGATACAAGCAACGCAACACCAGCTGCTGGTTTATATTCTTTACCTATTGCAGATGCAAGTTTTGTAGGAGGTGCTGGACCAACAAACCCAATTACCTTTCCAGTAGCTCAAAGAGTTGCTACATCAAGTGCAAATGGTTCTTTTACTTATGATTCTAAGATAGATGGAAACTTTAATGTAACTCTAAATGCAACAGTAGGTGTAAATGCAAATGGCACTTTTGATATACAAGTACAATTTAGACAAAATGGAACACCTTTGCCATTAATAGGAAAAGCTACTATTAGAAATAGTGGAGGTACTTTTATTGCTCAACCTATAGGGCTTTCTATACAGGGTACTGCTACACAAGGTGATGTTTTTGATGTTCTTATAAGTGTTGCAAGTGCTGATGATGTACTTGTTAGTGAATTAATATTAAATGGATATCAGTTTTAAAAATATAAAAAACAGAAGGGATGGATTTACTACAGATTACAGCAATGGATGCAACATTTGCATTAAAAGATGTTATATATATTGTTACTGGAGTTGGAGCTGCTGTTGGTTTTTATTGGAAAATGATTGTACATGATAAAGAAATGGACGCTAAAATTAACCAAATGAAAAAGGATATTGAAAAAAATGAAAATATTATGTTTAAAAAATTTACAGCAATTCATACCCGAACAGAAAAAAGTGAAGAGAAAAATAAAACTGAACTTGATGCTATCAATGCAGAAATAACTGAAGTAAAACTTGGTATTAGTACAATTAATGGTAAATTAGATATATTAATAAATAAATAAATAAATAAAATGGAAAGATTATTTAAAACAGGAATAGTAACTACTATATTAGGCACACTAATATGTATTGGTGCTTGTGTACTTTATTTTATGGATAAGCCAATGGAGGAAGTGGTTATTATGTTTGGATGGGGATTAACATTTTTACGTTCAAAAGATTCATTGATTGGCATTAATCCAAAAAAATGAAATTAGTATATTTAATAATTATATTAATATTATTATCTAATTGCTCTGCTAAATGGCATTATACTAAAGCATTAAAAAAAGGTCTTAAAGAAACGGTTAAATCAGATACAATTCAAGTAACTACAATTGACTCTATCCCAGTAATAAGACATGATACTATAGTTTATGAAAAATTCTTTACATCTAAAGACACTATAGTATTTTATAAAGATGTGTATATTCCTAAAACTATTAGAGAAATTAGAATAGAAAATAAGTTTATTAGAGATACTATAAAAATAAAAGAAAAGACTAGGGTTAAAATAGAAAAAGAAGAAACTAAACAAACAAAAGCAGAAAATAAATCTAGTCCGTTTTTAAGATTTGTAGGTAGAATGTGGTGGTTAGTGTTAATGTGTGGTATAGGTATAGGTATATATGTAAGAAATCTTTTACCATTTTAAAATATAAAGTATGAGTAAAGATATAAAATGTCCTAATTGTGGTGCTAAATATGAAGTTAATGTTACACCTAAACCTCTAACATCCGAATCAAACTATATTTGGTTATTTGATAATGGTCATGGTGGTATTATAGATGGAGTTTATCAAACATCTGGTAAAAGATCTCCAGTATGGCCTGATGGAGAAATTTTATATGAAGGAGAATTTAATAGAGGCATTGTTAATAGATTAATGAAATTATGTACTGATGCAGGAATTGAATGTGTTAATTTAGTTGATACACAAGAAGACATGCCTTTATCTGAACGTACTGATAAAGCTAATGACATTTGGAGAAAAGAATATGATAAGGGGGGTAAACCTTGTATCTATGTTTCTGTTCATGCTAATGGATTTAGTGATGAATCAGCAAATGGTTGGTCTGTTTATACATCTGAAGGTGAAACAAAATCAGACCTAATAGCATCTGTTTTACTAGATAAAGCAACAGCAGAGTTTCCAGATGAAAAAATGAGGGGAGCAAAAGAAGAAGATTTTTATGTTTTAAGAAAGACAGTAATGCCTGCTATATTAAGTGAAAATTTTTTTATGACTAATTATGATAACTGTCATAAGTATTTATTGAGTGAAGATGGTAGAGATAGAATATCAAAAATTCATTTTGAGATGATACAAGAAATAGAAAAAACTAAAAGTGTTTAATTATGAAATTTAGAAATGGTTGGAAAAAATATAAACTAAATTATAAAATATTTATTTTAAGAATTAAAATATCTTTAATTGATATTTTATCAATTGAAATTGATCATCAAAGAAATTTTTATGCATTAACTATTTTAAACTTTACTATAAAAAATAGATAATCAAATATTAACTTGTAATAAAGTCTAGGTGTATTGTATATCTAGATTTTTTTTTGTTTAAACATTACATATTTAAACTATTTTAGTATATTTGCTATAAATATAAAATAACATAATATGGATAACCAACAAGTAGAAGACCAATTAACTCCGGAAGAGTTAGAGTCAAGAAGAGATGAAATGAAGGAATTTTATGAAAAATCTCTTCCTTATTTAAAATCACAAGCTGAGTATGAAAAACTACTTACTGAAGTAGAAGAATCAAGATTCAAAAGAGCTAATATGCAGATACAATATGCAAATATGATGACTGCAATACAAGGACCGGAAGAATCTGATGAACAAGTAACTCCACCATTTCCTAACCCAAAACCAGAAACTAAAGCACCAGCTGGTAAAAGTAAAAAATTAAAAAAAGGGTAATGGCACTTGTAAATCAAGTACAAAAAAAAGTAAAATTACCTAAATGGGAAATTGTAAAATTTCAGATTTTAACTCATTGTTATATAAACCGTATAACAATGAGTGAATCTGATTTAAATTGTTTAACTCTTTTAAGTTTTAATGAACCTATAGAACTTAGTAATTTTTGTTTAGATGCGTCTTCAGAAGAGGATTGGATTTTTAAGTCACCTCAAACTGTAAGAAATAGTATAAATAAAGCTGAGAAAAATAGATTAGTTATTAAAGATAAGTCTAATAAAAAAATTATTAAACTTAATCCAAATTTAAAAATTCAAACTAAAGATGTGATTCTATTAGATTATAAATTTGTTTCAAATGATACCAAAGAAAGCAAGTAGTTTATATAGAGAAGTAACAGATGAGTTTGAATGTTCAGAGAAACTTGTAGATGATTTAGTGCATTTTTATTATAAGACATTAAAAAAAAGAATGTCAAGTATAGAAGATTTAAGATTAAATGTTGAAGGTCTTGGTCATTTCGTACTTAAAATGAGAAAAGTTAAAAATGCAATTCCCCATTATAAAAAAGTTTTAACTAACCATGATACTTCTACATTTGGTGCTTATCATAATAAAAAAAGTATTGAGGAAAAATTAAAACGATTAGAAAAAGTAAATGTAAAAATAGAAGAAGAATTAAAAAATAGACAGGAATTTAAAAATGAAAAATACTCTAAAATTAATTTGGCAAAACAGGAAAGCAATTCTAGAGGGAATAACTAATTCAGTTATAAGGGATGAAACAATAGAAGAAATTGCTACATTAAGATACAGTATATGTAATGATTGTTCTAGTAAAGGTGATAAATGTGCTGTAAAAGGTACAGGTCCGTGTTGTAATGAATGTGGATGCTCTTTAGCATTTAAAACAAGATCTCTTGCATCAGACTGTCCTTTGCATAAATGGAAAGCTATTGTTACAGTTGAAGAAGAAGATAAATTAGAAGAATTATGATAGTATTTACAGCAGATGATCACAGTTATAAAAGCATTGATGATGATAAAATAGATTGGATAAGTGTAACTACATTAATTTCTTATTTTAAAAATCCATTTGATGCAAATGCAGTTGCAAAAAAAGTTAGTAAAAATAAAAAATCAAAATGGTTTGGTATTGAACCAAAACTTATAAAAGAAATATGGAACAATGAATCAAAACGTGCTACTGATTTGGGATCATTTTATCATGATCAAAGAGAAGCTGATTTATGTTCTTTTGCATCAATAGAAAGAGAAGGGGTAAATGTTCCAGTATTTAAACCAATAGAATCAAAAAAAGGAACAAAGTTTGCACCTTCACAAAAATTAGAATCAGGTGTGTATCCTGAACATATGGTTTATTTAAGATCAAAAGGAATTTGTGGTCAATCTGATTTAGTTGAAGTAGTTAATGGTAAAGTTAATATAATTGATTATAAGACTAATAAGCAAATCAAAATGAAATCATATGTAAATTGGGAAGGTGTTTCTGAAAAAATGTTAACTCCAATATCAAATTTAGATGATTGTAATTTTAATCATTATGCATTACAATTGAGTATTTATATGTATATTATATTAAAGCATAATCCTAAATTAAAACCTGGTAAGATTTTTTTAAATCATATTTCTTTTGAAGTTGACGGTGAAGACAAGTGGGGTTATCCAATAAGTAAAAAAGATGAAAATGGAGATCCTATTGTTAAAGCTGTAAATGTAATACCTGTTCCGTATTTAATAGATGAGGTTTTATCCATTTTTTATTTTTTAAATGATAATAAAAATAAAATAAAAAAGAAATGATTTTAACTAAACTATTTGATGTACAAAATGGAACTGTAGTACCTACAGAACACTGCTTTACTTTAAAAGCTTTAAAAGATATAATGGATAATTATCCTGAAGAATATTTAAAAATATATCAGTATTTATTTTACATGTGTTGTCCAAATCCTGATCTTAATCCTTTTTTCTTTACTCCTGAAATGGATAAAGAAAGTTTAATATTAGATCAACTTAATGTAGAATTCTCTACTGAAGATGAAGATATATTTACAGCGTTACAATTTTGTCAAAGAATGTATGAAACACCAACATCAAGAGCATATAAAGGTATATCAACCATGTTAGATAGATTAGCAAAATATATGGAAAATACTCAAATTACAGATGGTAGAGACGGTAATATTAGTCAGATAAGAGCTGTAGCAAAAGATTTTGAAGCAATTAGATCTTCATTTAAAGGAGCTTATAAAGATCTTCAGGATGAGCAATCATCAAGAGTACGTGGAGGTTTAGGGTTAGCATATGATTCATAATGAGTGAAATTTATCAAGACATACCAACTTATGAAAATGAAGAATGGACAACGACTAGTTTTGAATCCAGAGAAGACTTCGCTGAGTTTGTCAAAAAACTATTTAAACAACCTGGAGAATATTTATTTAATGAGCTCACAAATAAAATATTCATACAACAATCCGAAAAATTTGAAAATGATGGAGTATATTGTACAGCTCCCTTTAAATCAAGTGACTTTATAAAATATTGGGATAATGAAAAAGCTAAATGTAGAAAAGGTGTTATTATAAAAGATAAAGATAACACTTGGTTTCTTGCAAGAGAATATTATATGTGGTTAAATTTTTTACCAATCTTTAATAAAGAAATACAAAAATTTGGTTTTGCTGATATTAGAGATGCTCAATATCATATGGCATTATATGAATTATTAGCAGAATTAAATTATAAACATGTTGCTATATTAAAGAAACGTCAGATAGCATCATCCTATTATCATATGGCTAAATTAATAAACCAACAATGGTTTGAACCGGGTGTTACATTAAAAATAGGAGCTAGTTTAAAAGATTATATAAATGAAAAAGGATCTTGGAAATTTTTACAAGAATATTCTGCATTTTTAAATGAACATACTGCTTGGTATAGACCAATGTCACCAGATAAAGTTATGATGTGGCAACAAAAAATTGAAGTTAGAAAGGGTGACCGTAAAACTGAAGTTGGTCTTAAAGGAACTATACAAGGCATGTCATTTGAAAAAGATCCGACAAATGGTGTTGGTGGTCCAGTTAAATTTTTTTTTCATGAGGAAGCAGGTATTGCACCTAAAATGAATAAGACATATGAGTACATGAGACCTGCAATGAGATCAGGTCTTACTACAACTGGTATGTTTATAGCTGCTGGATCAGTAGGTGATTTGTCTCAATGTAATCCGTTAAAAGAAATGATTCAAAATCCTATAGCATCTGACATATATGCAATAGAAACAGATTTAATAGATGATAAAGGTACTGAAGGTTTGTCAGGACTTTTTATTCCGGAACAATGGTCAATGCCTCCTCATATTGATGATTATGGTAATTCTAAAGTTAAAGATGCATTGGAAGCATTAAACAAACAATTTGAAGATTGGAAAAAAGAATTAGCACCAGAAGATTATCAATTAAGAATATCTCAGCATCCAAGAAATATTAAAGAAGCATTTGCACATAGAACTGTATCTGTATTCCCCCCTCATTTACTTACTGCACAAGAAAGAAGAATAGAAGAAAAAGAATATGGTTATGAGTTTTTAGATATTTTTGCTGATGCTGATGGAAAACCTGCTGTAAAAAAAAGTAATAAACGTCCTATAACAGAATTTCCAATTAGGAAAAAAACAGAGGATAAAATCGGATGTCTTGTAGTATGGGAAAGACCTATAAAAAATCCAGTATTTGCTAAAACTTATTATGCTTCTATTGACCCTGTGTCAGAAGGAAAAACAACTACTTCAGAGTCTTTATGTTCTATTTATATAATGAAAGCACCTGTTGAAGTAACTAATGTAAATGGTACAGAAACTGAAACTTATATAGAGCAGGATAAAATTGTTGCAGCTTGGTGTGGTAGATATGACGATATAAACCAGACACACAAACGATTAGAATTAATTATAGAATGGTATAACGCATGGGCATTAGTTGAAAATAATATATCATTATTTATACAATATATGATACATAGAAAAAAACAAAGATACCTTGTTCCAAAAGGTCAGATTATGTTTTTAAAAGATCTTGGTTCTAATGCTAACGTTTTCCAGGAGTATGGATGGAAAAATACAGGAATATTATTTAAAGGACATCTTCTTAGTTATGCTATAGAATATACTAAGGAAGAGTTAGATCAAGAAACTAAACCTGATGGAACTGTAGTAAAAACTATTTATGGTATTGAAAGAATACCTGATCCAATGTTAATTAAAGAAATGAGAGAATATGCTGAAGGAGTTAATACTGATAGATTAGTATCATTTGCAGCTTTAGTAGGTTTTATGAAAATTCAACACTCTAATAGAGGATATAATAAAAGAACAGTTAGAGACGAAGCAGCTAAAAACTTGCAAAAGTCAGAAAATTTGTTTAAATTAACTAAGAGTCCCTTTAGACATATGGGTGGTAAAGGAAGTATAAAAAGAAGGTCTTCTAAAAGATCTGCATTTAAAAATATTAAATAAAAATTATGCAAGTACTTAATGCAATGCAGCTTAAAAAAGGTGCTAAAGTAAAGCAAAATAGAATGGGTAGCATTACCCAACCTTTACAGTTTTTACCAAAAAAAAGTAAAGATGATGAGTGGGCAGCATGGAATATGGACTGGTTAGAATGGCAAGGATTAAAACAAATCAGAAGGAATGCAAGAAGGTTAATGAAAAACTACAAACTTGCAAAAGGTATTATAGATAGGTCTGATTATATAATTGAAGAAGATAATGAATATAAAGATGTAGTAGAACTTTTAACTAAAGAAGATGAATCTGCATTAGAACTAAAATTTTATCCAATCATTCCTAATGTGGTTAATGTACTTACTGCTGAATTTGCTAAAAGATCTTCTAGATTAAGTTACAGAGCTATTGATGATTATTCTTATAATGAAATGCTTGAGCAAAAAAAAGGTCAAGTAGAACAAACTTTAATGGCAGATGCTGCAACTAAAATGTTAGCAGCAATGCTTGAACAAGGATTAGACCCTAATTCAGAAGAAGCTCAACAACAATTACAACCTGAAGCTTTAAAATCATTACCTGAAATTGAACAATTTTTTAAAAAAGATTATAGGTCAATGATAGAACAATGGGCCGATCATCAACATAAAGTAGATGTGGAAAGATTCCGTATGGATGAATTAGAAGAAAGAGCTTTCCGTGACATGCTTATTACAGATAGAGAATTTTGGCACTTTCATATGATGGAAGATGATTATGATGTTGAATTATGGAATCCAGTACTTACATTTTATCATAAGTCTCCAGACATTAGATACATATCTGATTCTAATTGGGCTGGTAAAACTGATATGCTTACAGTATCTGATGTAATAGATAAATATGGTCATATACTTACAGAAGAACAACATGAAGCATTAGAGGCAGTATATCCAATAAGATCAGCTGGATATAATATTACAGGTCAACAAAATGATGGTTCTTTTTATGATGCTACAAAATCTCATGAATGGAATACTAATATGCCATCACTTGCATATAGACAATATACATCTTTTATGAGTGGTAATGTATTAGATGGTTCTGATATAATAACTCAAATTTTAGGTGAAAGTGAAGATTATCAAGATGAAGGTACTGCATATTTATTAAGAGTTACAACTACATATTGGAAATCTCAAAGAAAAGTAGGGCATTTAACTAAAATTACTGAGGAAGGAGAAGTAATAAATGAAATTATATCTGAAGATTATAAAATAACAGATAAACCAATATATGATAATAGATTATTTAAAAATAAAGATAAAAATAATTTATTATTTGGTGAACATATAGATTGGATTTGGATTAATGAAACTTGGGGTGGTGTAAAAATTGGACCAAATATTCCATCTTTTTGGGGTATGAATAATCCAGGAGGATTTGCTCCAATTTATATTGGTATAAATAAAAATAATATGGGACCTTTAAAATTTCAATTTAAAGGTGAAAATAGTTTATATGGATGTAAAATACCTATAGAAGGTTCAGTATTTTCAGATAGAAATACAAAGTCTACAGCTTTAATTGATTTAATGAAACCATATCAAATTGGATACAATATTGTAAATAATCAAATTGCAGATATATTAGTAGATGAATTAGGTACAGTAATTATGCTTGATCAAAATAGTTTACCAAGACATTCTTTAGGAGAAGATTGGGGTAAAGGTAATTATGCTAAAGCATATGTTGCAATGAAGAATTTTCAAATGCTTCCTTTAGATACTTCTATTACAAATACAGAAAATGCATTAAACTTTAATCATTTTCAAAAATTAGATTTAGAACAGACTAATAGATTAATGGGTAGAATACAGTTGGCTAATTATTTTAAAGGTCAAGCATATGAAGTAATAGGGGTTAATCCACAAAGAATGGGTCAACAATTATCTCAAACAACAGCTACTGGTGTAGAACAAGCAATGCAAGCATCATATGCTCAAACAGAAATGTTCTTTATACAACATTGTGATTATCTTATGCCTAGAGTTCACGAAATGAGAACTAACTTAGCTCAATATTATAATTCTACAAAACCATCTGCAAGACTTACATATATAACATCAGCAGATGAAAAAGTAAATTTTGAAATAAATGGTACAGATCTTTTATTAAGAGATTTAAATATATCTATTAGTACAAATGCAAATCATAGAGCTGTATTAGAACAATTAAAGCAAATGGCTCTTCAAAATAATACTACTGGAGCTTCTATATATGATCTTGGTAAAGTTGTTCAGTCAGATTCATTAGCTTCTTTAAACCTTGCACTTAAAGATTCAGAACAAAAACAACAGCAACAACAACAGCAGCAAATGCAACAACAACAGCAAATGCAGCAGCAAGAACAACAGCAACAACAGCAGATAGAACAAATGAAGATTGATAGTGAAATGGCTGAAAATGAAAAAGATAGACAAAGAGATATCTTAGTTGCAGAAATTAGGGCAGCAGGTTATGGTTCTATGGTTGATATAAATCAAAACATGCAGTCAGACTTTAAAGATGCCATGCAAGATATTAGAAGTAGTGAGCAATATGAGGATCAAGCAAATCTTCAAAGAGATAAAGAATCTAATAGAATGGTAATTCAATCTCAAAAGAATCAACTTGAAAGAGAAAAACTACAAACTCAAAAAGAAATTGCAGATAAACAATTACAAATTGCACAAGAAAATAAAAATAAATATGATGTCAAACCAAAAAACAATAATTAGACTTAGCTATATATTGCGGTTTTTTTTTAAAATATTTTAAATTTTTGAAGTTTATTGTAGTATTAGATAAATATTTATTTAGTATATTAATGTATAATATAAAACCAACAACATGAATGAAAACGAAACAATGTCAGAAGAGACAATACAAGATTCTACAACGGTAGAACAAGTAGATGTAAATATTGATGAAATTTTTGGAATGCCAGGTGCAGAAAGTGTAATGCTTCCAGAAGAAAAGAAAACAGTCTTTGATGCTGAAAAGCCTGTTGACACTACGTTCATTGACAATCCTGCTGAAGAAGTAAAAACTACTACAGCAGAAATGGAAGAAGAAGTAAAACCAGTAATTACTGAATCTGAAGTTCAAGATACTATTGATGAACTAGATGATGCAATTACTTCACAAGAAGATGAAGAATCTAAATCTGGTAGACGTAAGACTGATAAAAGTGGTTTAGTAGATCTAGCTTATAAAATGATTGAAGAAGGTACTTTGTTTGCATTTGATGATGATAAACCTATTGATGAATATTCTGCTAAAGACTTTAGAGAGTTGTTTGAGGCAAATTTTCAAGAAAGAGAAAAGAAAGTAGCACAAAGTTTACCTCAAGAGTTTTTTCAATCATTACCAGAAGAACTTCAAGTAGCTGCTAAATATGTTGCTGATGGTGGTAATGATCTTAAAGGATTATTTAGAACATTAGCACAAGTTGAAGAAATGAGACAACTTGATGTAACTAATGAATATGATCAAGCAGAAATTGCAAGACAATATTTAAATGCAACAGGATTTGGTACTCCTGAAGAAGTTGAACAAGAAATTGTTGATTGGAAAGATTTAGATAGACTTGAGCAAAAAGCTAATCAATTTAAACCTAAATTAGATGCTATGCAAGAGCAAATTATTGGTAAACAATTAGCAGAGCAAGAGTATAGAAAAGAACAACAAGCAGAGCAAGCAAAAGTATATCAAGAAAATGTTTATAGTACTTTAGCTAATGGTACAATTGGAGGTTTAAAACTTGATAAAAAAGTTCAAGGATTATTATTTTCAGGATTAGTTCAACCTAATTATCCTTCTATATCTGGTAAAAATACAAACTTGTTAGGTCATTTATTAGAAAAGTATCAATTTGTAGAACCTAGACACGATCTTATTGCAGAAGCACTTTGGTTATTAGCAGATCCAAATGGATATAAAACTAAAGTAAGAAATCAAGGAGGAAAAGAGGCTGTAGAAAAAACTGTAAGACAATTAAAAACTGAACAGTCTAGAAAAAGAACTTCTTCTTCTATAAGTAATGAATATGAGAAAACAACTCCTACTAGAAAATCTAGTAAAACAAATAAAAGAACAATCTCTAAAAATAATATGTTTAAGAGATTTTAATTAGTAACAAATAAAAACAAAATAAACAATGGCAACTCCAGTTTTAAACAATGGTATCTTTCTACGGGATACAGCTTACAATGCAAGTTCACACGTAGATTCTTATCACTTGGTTAACATGTTAAAAGATGCAGAACCAATGGACTTAGGTCCAGTAGACTTATGGGCAATGGCTCAGAAAGTAGAAATGCCTCTTTATCAAATGTCTAGCTTTGGTGGAAAGAATGTAATTATGGTAGATAATGCTCGTGGAGAGTATAAATGGCAAACACCAACTACCACAGATCTTCCTTATATTATTGAAAATATTGAGGATCCAGCAGCTGTACTTGGTACAGATGGTTCAACATTTCGTATTAAATTAAGCAGACGTGAGTTTGGACATGGTGATATTATCACTTATGACAAATATAACGGAGTTGAAATGTATGTAACAGATGAAGATATTCTTCCTGTAGGAGATGGATTTATATATACTGTTCAACTAGTGAACAATGATAACTTTAGATTTTTAGATCCTAAATTTCTTGAAAACGGTACAAAAATATTCCGTAAAGGTTCTGCTAGAGGTGAATATGGGGAAAGATTTTCTGATATTACAACAAGAACTGGTTTCCGTGAATTTTACAACTATGTAGGTGGAGCTGAAGCTCACGTACATTATTCTGTATCTTCTAGAGCTGATCTTATGATTAAAGGAGGAATGAATGCAGATGGTACAGTACCGGTTACTGAGATCTGGAGAAATTTTAGTGAAACTATGGATCCTTCTGTTTCTTCTTTAGAAGATATGGTTAAAGTAATGGGTAAAGATAAAGTAAAGAAAGCTTTTGATAATGGAGATCTTTCTAGAACTTTCTTAACTCAAATGGAATCAGCTCACTTGTCAAAAGTTGCATCTGATATTGAATCTTACTTAATGTGGGGTCAAGGTGGTAGACTACGTCAAGATGGTCCAGATGATATGAGATTATCAGTTGGTCTTTGGAGACAATTAGACAACTCATTTAAAAGAGTATATAACAAAAATAATTTCACTCTTGAATTATTCCGTGGAGAAATTTATAACTTCTTTAATGGTAAAGTTGAATTCCAAGGTCCAGATCCAAATAGATCATTGATTGTTCAAACTGGAATGGGTGGAATGAGAATGGTAAATGAAGCTATTAAGAGAGAAGCTGTTGCTTCAGGTCTTGTAATCCAAGCTGCTGATATCGGTGCTATTACTGGTAAAGGGATGGATTTAAATTTTGGATTCTCTTACACTTCATATGTAATTCCTTTCTTAGCAAATGTTAAATTTGTATTAAATCCGGCATTTGATAATGTTCATACAAATGATATTGAAAATCCTATTATTGACGGATTTCCATTATCATCTTATTCATTTATTATCTTTGATATTACTGATAATACTAATGATAACATTTTCTTATTGAAATTATCTTGGGATAATCAATTGAAATGGTGGTACCAAAATGGTACAATGGATTACATGGGACGTTCTCAAGGATTCCAGTCTTCAGGACAATTTAATGGATACAGAGTAATGATGTCTCAAACGATGCCTGCAATATGGGTAAAAGATCCAACTAAGGTTCTTAAAATTGTAATGAGAAACCCAGTAACGGGAGGTTCATTCTAACAATAGAATATAGCACAATTTAAAAAGGAGGGGTAAAGTACTCCTCCTTTTTTTTTAATAAATAAAAATAATAAAAAACCAACAAAATGAAAACAGAACATTTCACAATGGTAGAAACGGCTAGTAATAGAAAAACTTCTATTGCAATAAGACCGTATTTTGATCAACAAGCTACAAACATGGGATTAGAAGATTATGGTATGAGTTTATTTGATGGGGTAACCCATAATGAACAATTAGCTTGTTTAGATATTAATGGAGTAATTAGATATGTAACAGGACTTAATGAATTTGCTCCAGAAATAAAAACAATGAATTCTGAAGATAAGGAAGCTAGAGTGAGACAAATTAGAGAGTCAGTTGCTGAATTAGAAAAAGAATTAGCATCAAATATTATTGATGCTGAAGATAAAGATTTTTGGAATAAAGTTACTTTACTAAAACCTGATAATAAAGATTTTTGGAATAAAATAGATATTTCTTGCGGTAATGAACCATTGTATTTAAATCCTAAAAAACCATTTGACAGGATTAAATTACATGCAATAGAAGCAGGTGGATTTGCTATGATAGCAAAAAGTTATGATGATGCAAGATCTCAAGCTACTCCTCCAAAATTTTATTTAGATAAAGAAGAAGAAACTGTAATGGTAAGAACTGAGTATAAAAAACTTAGAAATAAAGCTTACTCTGAATTACAAAAATTATATGATAAAAATAGCACTAAACTATTTTATATTGCTAAAGTTGTTGATACTCAAAGTGCTCAGTATAAAAAATCTACACCTACAGATGTTATATATGAAAATATGGATAGACATATTTCAGGAGATGGTGCGGAGTCTAATAAAGAAAGAGCTGCAAAATCTTTTATTGAAGCAACTAAACTTGACATGGAAACTTTAAAAATTAAATCAATAGTTAGAGATTCTAGTTTTTTTAAATATATTGCTCCTAAATCTGATGGTTATATTTATCATATGAAAACACAAAATTTACTTGGAAGAAATGTATCTGATGTTATTGAACATTTAAAAAACCCACTTCATGAAGATGTTTTAAATGATCTTACTGAAGCTTGTGAAAAATATTGGAATTTATAAATGATAGAAAATTTAAGTAATAGTTTAATATACTTACCTATTAACTGTTTAAAAAAAGAATACACTAAATCAACTAAAAAGACTCCCAAAAAATGGGGGTCTTTATTTAAGTTTAAAAAATAAATAGCTATGAATTCAAAAGTAAGTAAAAAAGGAAAAAACACAAAACCACAAATGCCTGGTGGATACGAAAAACCAATTTCCCGGAAGTTCCCTAAACCACCACACCCCAAAACCAACTACATACCAATAACAAACCCAAAAATAGGACCAAACAAACCAAGAGGAGAAAGAGGTCTTACAAATGATATATGGGGTGTAGTTACACAAAAAAAAGAAGGTGGAACTGTATGGACCAAACCTAAAGCTAAAAGAAATAAAAATTATAAATAAATAGCTATGAAAAAATATATGAAATATGGAGGTAATAATAAAATGAAATGTGGTGGTGCTAAATATATAAGTGGAGGTGCTATTCGTAAACATGATTGTAGATGTGATGGACCTGTAAAAAAAGTTATTTCTGCTAAATCCTTAAGAAAAAGATAAATAAAGGTATTTAAAAATGGCAACTAAAAAAAGACTTTACAAAAGAAGAGTACTATGAAAAATAATAAGACAGATGCAACTAAGGTATTAAAATTCTTTAGAGAAGCAAAAGAAGCAAAACGAGGTGGAGAAACTGATCCTCCAAAAACAACAACAAAAAAAACAAACCATTTAGGAAGTCTAGATGATCCTATTAAGAGACCCGGTTATGAATTTGTTAGAATGACTGGAAACTCAGGTAGATGGGTAAAAAAAGAAAAACCTACAAAAATTATAAAAGGTACTTATAGTGTATTAAATGATATATTTAAAAAATAACTAATCATGCTTAATAGCACTATTACTATAAAAATAAAACAACGTCTTAATAAGTTAGATAGTCAGGATTATGACAATGTAACTTGTTGGCAAATTGTAGAATCATTTAATAAAGCACAAGTTGAATGGACTAGAAGACAGCTTCACGGACTGAATATTGTTAAGGAAGGTGATGAACAATCTACAAGAAGAAAAGATGATCTTCAAAAATTGTTAATTAATGAACCTTTAATGATTAATAAGAAAGATCTTTATTATGAAGGTAATATACCTAAAGATTATCTACAATGGAAACGTGTAGATATTGATGCAAATAAAGATTGTTGTGATAGTAGAAGAATGACGGTTTATCTTGCAGAAGAAGGTAATCTTAATCAACTTTTAAGAGATAAGTCTAAACAACCTAGTTTTGAGTGGGGAGAAACTTTTGCTACTTTAATAGATGACACTGTTCATTTATATACAAACAATAAGTTTGATATAGAGGAAGCTTCTCTTACATATTACAGACAACCCATTCAAATACAAATTACTAACTGTACAAATCCGTACACGGGAGTAACGTCTAATCAAGAAGTAGAATCAGAATTTAAAGATGATATTGTAGAATTAATAATTGATGAAGCAGTAAGTATTTTAGCTGGTGATATAGAATCAGGAAATCAATTTACTAGAACACAACAAGCTGCCGAACGTAGTAATTAATTAAAATGAAAGCAAAACCTAGATTACTTAAAAAAACAACAGTAGCAAAAACTATTGTTAAACCAACATCAAATGTTGAATATAAAACTTCAATGGCTAAACCTACAGAAGATAGAGGGGTAGGTGGCAGTTCTTTAGATAATATGGTATCTTCTTGTGTATCAGAACTTATGAATGCTGCAACTAGTTTTCATAAATTACATTTAAAAGTAACAGGTGAAGGCTCATATGCAGCTCATAAAGCTTTAAATGATTTATATGATGCACTTCCTGGACATGCTGATGTATTAGCAGAAGGATATCAAGGAGCTACAGAAAAACTTCTTATATATAAAGAAGTAAGTTGTAGAACTTTAGATGATGTATCAGATGGTTTAAATTATCTTAGAGATATGTGCGCTATGATATGTAAACTTCAAGCAATGCTTCCGTATTCTGAAATTGTCAATAACTTAGATTTAATAAAAGATGTAGTTAACTCAACTAAATATAAATTACTTTTCTTAAAATAACTTTGTTATTTAAAATCTTTTCATTATATTATATTATATTTATATATTAATCAAAACAAAACAAAATGGCTTATTTTAATCATGCTTTTAAGAAAACCTTTGTAGCCACAAATGGTATTTCTGCATTAACAGGTGTACAACTAGGTACATCACCAACAAATGTTTTAGCTCCAGGAGAGATTTCATTCATCGATCCTAAAACATTTCAAGTGGCAACAACACCTGATACAACTTGTTGTGAGTTTATTCTTGCAGGTGGGGCTTTTATGCCTAATGACAAAATTGGACCTTTCCACGGAGGGTACACTGAGTCTAACAAGTCTAAAACAATTAAGAGTAAGTATGTAAGCAGATTATATCTTGCTCCAGGTAACTTACCTTCAAATTATGTAACACATGTAGGATTTACTCCTTGGACAAGTGCTAATGCACCTGACTCAAGTAAACCAGGAGAAACTGCAGGTGAATGTTGTAAAAGTTTCCTTTGTGGTGAGACTTACTATCTTCGTTTAGATGTTAAAGGTTCTCCTGCAATGAGATACTTAGATCGTAACTCATACTTGACACTTGAGGCTTACACAGGATGTTGTCCTGATGAAGATGTAGCTCCAACTTCTGTTGATCCAGCAATTGTAATGGTTGCTTGGGCACAACAAATTTTGGAAGATACTCTTATCAATCCATTTGTATATCCAGTTGTAACAACAACTGATGATGATGGTGCAACTTGGACTTACTGGTATCCAGATAATGTAGATACTGCTACTCTTAATGGAGGAGTTCCTGTAGCTGATGTAACTTTTGATAACTATTCAAATTTTACTCCTGCTGCTGACGGAACTGGTCTTTGTGCAGGTTTAGTACTTACAGGTGCATACTATGAGACTAAGTTTAATAACTGTACTTTCCAACCTTCTGATTTCTATGAATTAGAGCCAGTAAGAGTTTATGCTTCTGAGGTAGACCTAACAGGTTCTCCTTGTGAGTTTGAAGGTCTTTGTGTTGGTGTACAATGTTACGGGATTCAAGCAAATGGAGTTGGAGAAACTGTAGTACGTGATGTAATTATGTCAGAGGCTTACAGACAAAACTTCCTTGCAACTGATTTAAGAATTCGTGAGATTACTCAAGGAGATTCTTTAGTAAATGCAGCTGGAATTGATAGAAACGATATCTATGATAGAGTTTATTTACAACATAATATTCCACGTTTGTATAATCCAACTGGAACATTTGATAATGATCAATATTTATTAGAGATTATTGTTCCTGCAGGTGATACTACTGTATTTGATGCATTATCTGCTTGGGTAACATCATGTGCTTCAGATTGTTTAATTGAAAATTTAGGTGATGCAACAGAATGTGATCCAGCAGATCCAATTATAGTTCTGCCAGATTTATCTTAATTAAATAAACTATAAATTCATAAAAAGGAGGGTTGAGTGTATACTCTTCTCTCCTTTTTTTATTATAACAACTATGGCAAATCACGTATTAAGTTTAGAAATTCCAACAGTATCAAATCCCTGTATTTTTAAAATTGTTGATACATCTGTATATTCAGCTTTAGTTGGACTTCATAATCCTAGATTAGAAATTGTAGTTCCTGGATACACCAATACAGCTGAATTACCATTTGTACCACAATCATCTCCTACATTAACAGCATGTGACTTAGATTTACAGATTGAAAATTGTGACTCTTCATTTGTTAATTTACCAGATGGTATATATGGTATTAAATATATAGTAGATCCAGAATGTAAAGTTTATGCTTCTTATAATCATTTAAGAATAACTTGTGCATTAAATCAATATGAAAAAATACTTTGTAATATAGATGCAGCAGATTGTGATCCACCAGCTCAAGTAAAAGATAAATTAAAAGAGTTACATTTAATTAAAATGTATTTAGAAGCTGCTAAAGCTAAAGTAGAAACATGTCATGAAAATCAAGCTGGTATGTCTTTATTTAATTATGCAGTTAAACTATTAAATAAATTAGATTGTAAATATTGCTAATCATAAAAAACCAACAAAATGAGCGCATGTCCTAATTGTAAAAAAAAATTAAGTTGCGGATGTCAAAGAACAAAAGCATCAAATGGTACAGTTGTATGTAAAAGTTGTAAAGGCAGTTATGAAAAATCATTAAAAGCTAATACTATTAATTCAACTTCAAATATTAAAAATTTATAAACTCTACTGAATAATGAGTAAGGAGGATCCAAATATAATTGCAAAATTTGTAAGTTGCTGTGATGGTACAGAAATATTATTTTCAGGTTCTATAGCCTTATCAGATGGTGAAATATATCAATACATTGGTGCTGCTCCAGCTACTGGTTTTGGTGGACAACTACTTCCAAATTATTGTTATACTTATTTTAGAGAAGTTGTAGATTCTCTTATAACTTATCCAACATCACCAACATCTAGTGAATTTGATGGGATTTCTGAAAACGGTTGTGCATCAACTCAATGTGCTGATTGTAATCCAGAACCTCTTTGTAATTGCCCTGAAGGATTTACTTACGATCCTATAGGAGAAAATTGTGTTAGAGAAACAGAAACTGTTGCTGAATATAGTGGAGTATTATTACCAGTAACAACAGGTAGTAAATCTCAATTTTATTGTGATTTTGGTGTAAGAGTATATCCTGATATTACATCTTTAACATGGCCGCTATATGGTGAAAATGATACTACATATATAGTTAAACAAAATAACGGATTAGGACTTCCTGTAAACCCAACAAATAATGTTGAAAATGAAGTTTTTGGTTCTCGTGTAGCTGGTTGTATTAGTGGAAATACAGGAGGTAGATTAAATATAGCTGGTGTATGGGCAACAGGATTTGATGTTGATGAAGAATTATCTTTTGAATTTTGTATAGATATAGACGGTACTGAAGATAAGCAATATATGATTGGTATTGCTGGAGATAATTATGTTAAGTTTTATATTGATGGTGTTCTTGCTGTATTTTTAGATTCTCCAGCTGGTGAAACTACTCCATTTAGACGTTGGCACACTTTTCCATTAACATTATCACCCGGAAATCATATTATAAAATTATCAGGATTAAATAAACCTTCATCTGGTGTAAATCCAGCAGCATTTGCCGCAGAGATATATGATATAACACTTTCTGAATTTCAAGCAAATTTATTATATCCTGCAGTAGGTTTAGGAAATTGCGGAAGTACAGAAGCTCAACTAGATCCTTATATTATATTTAGTACAAAAAATTATGTTGGACAATTTGTACCAGATCCTAATAACCCAGGTATTTATAGTTGTCCTGGTGATTCAGTATTAGATATATGTCAAGGAATTCCTGTATGTAAGTTAACTGAAACTTTACCATTAGAATGTGATTGTTATTTAATTATACCGTGTGATGATACTGTAGAATCTTTTATATCAATTGATCCTTTATATGCAGATTATGTAGGTACATTTAATCAAGTAGATGGTCCAGAATATTCAGGATGTGCATATATAACTACTACAGATACAGAATTTTGTAGTGATACAACAACAACAACAGTTCCTATACCAGAAGCATCTTGTGATTGTGATTTAAAATGTTACTTTGTTCAAGGAAATGCTGGATTCTTTTATGTTAATGAAAATAATGATTTTCTTAGCATATCTAGTATTGAAGCAAGTCCTTATATAAGAATATGTAGTAAAATACCACCAATTCCTGAAGAAGGGTCAAATATAGATAATTTTAATGCAACTCCTGTTGGAGATTGTGTTGATGGATTTTGTCCAGATTTATGTTTTGAATTAAAATCATGTGAGTCAGATGAAATAATATATAGTAATTCAGATGTATTATATCAATATGCATTTGGTACTGATACTGTAATAGAAATTTTAGGTAAAGAGGGATGTTGGGAAGTTAGTTTAGAAGATAATCCTGTATCACCTGCTTGTGAGTGTTTAATAGATATAGTTGTAGTAAGATCTTATGTTGAATGTGAAGATTGCATAAAATTTGTTTATTATAAATTAACATCATGTACAAATACTAGTGTAATATATACAGAACTTAACCTTGAAGCATATGTGGGAAAAGTTATTAAAACAGATTGTGATTGTTATGAGGTAGAACTTATTGATTTTATACCACCTAATACACAGTCAATAGTAACAGAAGGTTTATTTGAAGAATGTATTGATTGTACTAGAATCTATTATGAATTAGTAGATTGTAAAGGTGAGGCTGATAATATTTATACATATACCGATCTTTCCTCGGTAGTTGGTGATGTAATTAAAATTGAAAACTGTACTGAATGTTGGACAGTTAATTTAATAGAAGATCCTCAATTAATTTATCAAAGTGCTGGAGAAGTTGTAATTACTAATACATATCCTGGAAGACCTAATAATTGTGAAACATGTGCTCAAGCATCACTTGTTTGTACTTGTTCACAAGTAACCAATCATTCAGAAACTATAACAAAACCTTATCAATATTTAAATTGTGATAACGAATTAGTAACTATAACTTTAGGACCAGGTGAGTCAAGTGGTAGAATATGTATTCTTGAATGGCTTCCAGGATTGTGTGAATGTATTACATTAACTGTTGAAATAGAAAGAGTTCCTATAACGTATATATTTATTATAGTTGGTTATGATGAAAATGGAATTCCAATATATGGAAATGAAGGAACAGAAGTTCAAATATATTGGAATGGTAAGGTTTGGCAATTTATTTTTAATGATGAAGATTATCAATTAGATGGTGTAGTATCTTCTTCTGAATGTCCAATAGGAACTTGGGATGGCAATGAAAATATAATAACAGAAGAATGCTTAGATCCTGTACCTACAATTGATACAGATTTCTTTGAAACATTTGGAGAATGTAAACATGGAGTATGTCCTCCCAGAACTTTCCCTAACAAAAGAGTAATAACACCAGGTTACAATACACCTATCTGTACACCAGAAAAATA